ACTAACTTACCATCAACAGATAGTATATGGAGATCAAACTCCACTGGTATTAACACATCAACTAACGTTGGTTTAGGTACTACCAATACAGAAGGATATGCTCTTAACGTACTAGGTAACTTTAAGTTACAAGGCAGAGTAGACGGAGCTGCAACAAGTAATATTCTACCTCACCTATGGACTAATTACAATGATCTACCAGCTGCTGGAATCAATCATGGTCAGTTTGCTCATGTTCATGAATTTAACAAGGCATATTTTGCTCATAATATAGGAACCACAATCAATGTTACAGTCAGCACCGATACTGTGGGAGGTCAAGCAACTGGTGTATTTTACTTTAATGGTGTAGAAAAACCAGGCTCATTCCCCATTGCAAGAGGTGGTACTTATATTTTAAACCAAGATGATGCAAGTAACGTAAACTATAACAGTCAAGAACATCCATTGATGTTCAGTACAACACAGGATGGAGAGTTGGCTGGTGGATCTCATTACATGATGGGTGTCACCTATAAGTTAGATGGTGTTCAAGTCACCATGGCTGGATACGTTAGTGGATTTAGTTCTGCTACCACTCGTAGGATAGAATGGACTCCAGTAGCCGCTGCACCTAATACACTTTGGTATTGGTGTCATTACCATACAGGACAAGGAAATACCTTATCCATGAATAATGAAGGTTGGGTAGAACTTCTTAATAAGAATACTGATAACACTGTAGGAACAGGAACTGAACACTATAGAGTTGGTGTTATTACTGCAACCACATTCTATGGAGATGGAACAAACCTATCAAATATTACTGTCTCATTTGCAAACACTGCTGGAGTGGCGACTGTTGCTGCTGGATTGACTGACAAACCAGATATCCTAGTTGATAATGTCAACGCAACAGGAATTATAACTGGTGCAAGTTTTGTAGGAGATGGATCTGGACTAACTGGTATCACTGCATCTGGTAGTGGTATTATCATCAGAGACGATGGCACACTCGTAGGAACCATTGGTACTATTAACTTTGGCACAAACCTTTCAGTATCAGCTGCATCTGCTGGAGTTGTAACAGTCACTTCATCAGGTGGTGGTGGTGGATTATCTGGTGTTGTTATACAAGAAGAAGCATCATCAGTTGGGTCTGCACAAACAATTAACTTTGTTGGTTCTGCTGTAACTGCAACCTACAGTGGTGGAGTTGCAACTATTGATATGTCAGGTGCGGTTCCATTCACAGGTGCTGCAACTCAAATAACTAACCTTGATATCACACAGTATGAGACTGCATATGCATGGGGCAACCATGCAAGTGCTGGATATCTCACAAATATTACTGGTCAAAACATAGGAAATCTTTCTAACGTTTCTAGTAATGCACCAAATAATGATGATGTATTAAAATGGAATGGATCATCATGGGTTCCAGCAGCTGGTGGTGCTGGTGGTGGTATTAATGGTATCACCATTAAAGAAGAGGGAACTAACGTTGGTACTGCAACTAGTATCACTTCAATCAACTTTGTTGGATCTGGAGTTACTGCAACTGGTTCTGGTCAAGATGCAACTATTACAATCACCGCATCAGGTGGGGGTGGAGGAAGTATCTCTACTACTGGATTCGGAACATATACTGCAGCTGCTGGAGTTGAATCACAAATAGATTCATTCGCAGCATCAAGTTACTCAGGTGCTGAGTACACATTCATGATTGGTCTAGGAACATACAGACAATCACAGAAAGTTCTCGTAATGCACGATGGTACTACTGCGTTCTCACAAGAATACGGTATCATGTACTCACCAGAACAACAGGTATCTATTGCAGCTACAATAAGTAGTGGTGATGTACAAATTAAATTTACTCCAGAGGCAGGTATCTCTGGTTTATCTACATATAGATTCATTAAGACTCTAATTCAAGGAATATGATTAGAACAGATAACAACAATGTTATTGATAGGACGAATCTGGCTGTCAAACCAACTGGAGCCGATGACAAGAAGGCATACTCTATCAAATGTTATACCAAAGAGGATTGGGTATTCATCCACGAAGAACTCGAAAAAGATGGTTCACTGGAAGATAATATACCTGATCCATCTATAGTATGTCCTGACAAAAAAGAACATAGTGATACCAGAGCAACTTACATGCTGACTGATGCGGAAGCAGAGGACTTAAGAAAACATGAAAAGGTAGAGTTTGTTTGTATCGATTATGACGTATATCCAGGCAACTATCACCCAGATCCCAAAGACATTACTACTGGTGTACAAAAGATTGCTAGATTTGGTAAGTCAGTATCCAACTATAGAGCATGGAATACTGCACCATCTAGACCTCCAACATCTCAAGCTGGTATTGGTGCATCAGATAAGAATAGAACTGGATATACTATACTAAGACATACACAAAAAGAAAATCCTTGGGACTGCACTTCTAACGGAGTGACTGGAAACGATCATTTAATATTTGAACAAGACATATTTCAATTAGGGGATGGTACTGGCGTAGATGCAATCGTATCAGATGATGGTTTTTGGGTTGCACATCCAGAGTTTTGCACTACTTCTGATGATCCTGTAGGATGGTCAACAGGAAACGCATTGACATGGAGTGGTATATCTACAACACCAGGCACATGTGGTGTTCTAGATCTAGTTCTCGATGCTCCTTATTATATTGACCCAGACTTCTTCAATAACAATCCATCTCTATTGACACAACGTTGGGATGGCACAACAGTTCCTATAGATTCTGCTGCAAGATCATGGTGGTCTGATGCAAGTCAGAGATCAGTAGGATTCTCTACCATTGGTACTACAAGTGGCATTAGCACTTTCTACACCAGAGCTAGATGTAACGGTAGTCAAACTGCAAAGCCAACTAATGGAACTAATCACGGAACTCAATGTGCTGGTCAAGTATTTGGTAAGAACTATGGTTCTGCGTACAATGCCAACAGGTGGGTTATCAATGGTATAGGTAGTTACGATGCTGGGATAAATGGTAGTCAGTTTGACGTACAAAAACTATTCCATCTATACAAACCGAACTACGACAGACACTCCGTAACATCTGGAAAACAAAATTCAAATAAAAACCCCACACTATCAAGTAATAGTTGGGGTTATAGAGCAAGCACCATTCATAATGGTGGGTATTATTGGTACAGACCAGCAGATATAGATGGATCAGTGAGTGGAGTATCATATGATAGTGGTAGTGAACCAGCTTTCTTTGATTTACTAGGTGCATACGGTGATGGTAGTAGATGTAAAGGAGAGATGGTAGATAGTTCTGTTACCTCAGCTGGTAAAGAAATGTCTGATGCTGGAGTAATTTTTGTTTGTGCTGCTGGTAACAGTAATCAAACACAACAAAGTCCTGGCGACTTAGACTATAATAACTATTGGGCCACATCTGATAATACTGCTTTATCATCTGCAACTCATACTGAATTTGGATTAAATTGTTACAATACTATCAATAGAAGAGGATGGCCACAGTCTTTAGGTAAGACTACAGCTGGATTATCTACTGCTGGAACTGAGTTTCCAGCAATTAATATTGGTGCATTGAATGATAATTACTTTGCTGGTGGATATGTCAACAATACAGACTATAAGGAGACTAAAGTTTCCTATAGTGACATGGGAACAGGCATTGATTGTTATGGTGCTGCTGATCAAACCTTAACTTGTGATGGTGAAGCCGTAGACCAAACATACGTTCACCCAGAAACATATAGTGGTTTAGTCCCTACTCCATACGATATTAACTTTAGTGGTACTAGTTCTGGTTGTCCTACATGTGCTGGTTGGTTAGTTACTAAACTACAATATAATAGAGAATGGACTTGGAGAGAACTAAAAGATTGGTTGAAGAACCAATGTGGTACTCAAGATCCAGACAGATTTTATTATGGTCAGGACATTACATCATTTACTGCAACAACACAATCTTGGGAAGATGTTGCTTCAGTACAAAGTTATGGACAAGGGCCTGTTGTAATATGGGATGCCCCTACTGGTTCACCTTCTGAACCAAAAAAACCTGAGATCACTATTACAAACTCACCTAATCTAAAGATTAGTGGTGGAGTTGAGATAAAGTTCTCTTAATAAATACTAAAAAAGACTAGCGCAATGGCAGAAAAATCGTTCGGTGTAAAGGATCTTAATATAGT